TCCATCAAGCGTGTCTTACGACACGCCGTATCCACGCGATGTGATATGCTTCTGCCTATGCCTCGCATCTACCAAGTTAAGATTTTCGGACAGAAATATAAGATTGATTATAACCACACTGACGAAGATAGTTGGGGTGTAACTGATGCAGGTCAAAACAAAATCAGCATACGTCACCGCCTACAAGAAGATAAACTGGTGCGTGTATTGATGCACGAGATTACTCACGCAGTTATTGAGGAGTCTCCACTTACTAATCGCAAGCGTTTTGAACTAGAGGAAGTCTGCGACATTGTAGGTTTCCATATCGTGGATGTGCTACGAGATAATCCACAGCTGATGGAATGGGTTTTCGGTTATAAAGAACCTGACGAGGTTATTGACAATGACCCAACCATATGATGTAAAATATTTATCCCGCAAGAAAGGTAAACAAATGAATGAGCAAGAACTTCGTGAAAAGATTGCTAAAGAGATTGAATCACAAATGATGAGTAAAAAATCTTTATATGAATTACCTATTGCTCCATATTTAACAACTTATGAAGCATTGGAAAGAGTTACATTTAATAATAGTTATAACATTGCACTTAATAAAGCAGCTGCGATTGCAAGAGGTAATTAGATGAACAAGACTTTACAAGTAGAGATTGAAGATCTTGTTGAATATTTAAAGAAAGAAATCTGGGCGCAGGAAGTCTCAGTTGATTGGCATTCCAGAGATACTGAAGATACATTTTTACGTGGCGTTAATGAGGGTATTGACAGAGCTTATCGCGTTCTGGCAGACTTAAATATCAAGGGATATATCATAAAGGAACGTTCAGAATGACCCACGAAGAGTTGCTAGCAAAGATAGATTATTTTACAGAGTATCAAGCGCCCTCTGCAGTTGAGTTTTTTGATGCCCTTCGTGCAGTAGTGGAATTGCATAGCCCGTTTGATAATTTGGCTGGTGAATTTTGCACTGTTTGTACAGCAATGGAAGATAAAGATATTTATACACTTTATCCTTGCCCAACTATTCAGGCTATTGAGAAAGAGTTGCAATGAAAGATTTTCTAGTAGATATTTTACACGCTAAAGAAAATAGCAGAGCACGTAGTAATCAGGTACAGATTGGTCCATCAGAATTAGGTGGATGTCGCCGTAAGGTTTATTATCGTTTGCACGACCAGCATCAGACTAATGATAATGAGATGAAGTTAGCTGCCATTATGGGTACTGCTATTCACTCTGCTATTGAGAACGCTATCGCACTTGCTGATCCTGATGGTAAAAAATATATTGTTGAACAAGAAGTTGAATGGGGCGATATGAAAGCCCACATTGATTTATGGATTCCTGAAACTGGTGATGTTGTTGACTGGAAAACAGTTAAGAAAAATAATCTTAGCTATTTTCCTAGCACCCAACAGCGTTGGCAGGTTCAGGTTTATGGTTACTTGCTTGAGAAAAGCGGGAAGGGGAAGCCCGTTAATGTCAATCTAGTAGCCATAGCACGTGATGGTGATGAGCGTGATATTAAAGTCCACTCTGAACCATACGATGCCAGCATAGCGGAAGAGGCTTTGCGCTGGTTGGCAGAAATAAAACAGGCTACAGAAGCTCCGGCTCCCGAACGCGATGAGAACTATTGTAAGTTCTATTGCAAGTATTACGATGCCAGCGGGGATATTGGTTGCGTAGGACTGAAAAAAAAAGAAGTTGGACCAACTGATGTAGTCATTGCAGACCCAGATGTGGATAAGGCAGCTTTGCTTTATCTACAACTGGGCAAGCAGATTAAGGACTTGGAGAATAAGCAAGAGGCTTTGAAAGAATCCCTTGCAGGTATATCAGGCACTACATATAGTGGTGTGTTGGTAAATTGGACACAAGTTCTAGGAAGAAAGACTGTAGATACTAAAGCATTGGAAGATGCAGGTATCGAGATTCCATATAAAGAGGGCAAGGAATCTGTTAGATTAACAATCAAACAAACTGGAGGAAAGTAAATGGCTGCAAGCGACACAACTGCGCTACAGGTTAACTACAAGTTAGCTGATGGCACACTTGTAAATATTTATGCAACAGATCAGGCACACTTAGAGAGTTTACTTACATCTGTGTCAGATTTAGCAACACTGATTACAGCAACTAGCGCACAACTAGGTAACTCAACACCTGCTAACAATATGGCAAATGTTAAGGTGCAACTTGGTGCACAAGAAGTAGCTGCTGATAAGCAGTGCAAACACGGTGCGATGTCACTTAAGACTGGTACATCTGCGAAAGGACAATGGAAAGCCTGGATGTGTAACGCACCAAAGGGTGCGCCAGACAAGTGCGAACCTATCTGGATTCGATAATTTATGAGGGTTCCTTGGGAATTTGAGGAACCTGCGTGTGCTGAGATAGGCGGAGAGTTCTTCTTTCCTGACCCGAGAGAAGAATCTTATGAAACAAAATTAGCAAAGAGAATCTGCACTACGTGCACCCATAAAACTGAATGCTTAGAGTGGGCATTAGCCAACGAAGAGTTTGGTATATGGGGTGGCAAGAGCGTTACTGAACGCAGAGCTATTCGCAGAATGAGGAGAAGAAGTGTTAAACCTAACTAGGGCTTGGAGTGGTGTAGAAACCAAAGCTACTCCACTGCCTGTTGTTTGGGAAACACTTGGAAAAAATCAAATTAAATTCAGACGTGGACAACTATGTATGGTGGCTGCTGCTCCCAATGCTGGTAAGTCTATGTTCTCACTGGTCTATGCAATACAAGCACAAGTTCCAACCTTATTCTTCTCTGCCGATACGGATGTAACTACCGTTATGATCCGTGCTGCAGCACATACATCTGGTCATTCACAACTGACCGTTGAAACTAACTTAGATAGTAACTCCAAGTATTACGATAAATACTTTGAGAAAATCGGACACATACAATGGGTCTTTGATTCATCTCCATCGTTAGATGATATCGAGTTAGAAGTCAAGGCATACCAAGAACTATACGGTGTGCCACCTGAGTTAATAGTTATAGATAACTTAATGAACGTAGCAGCTGAGACTGATAATGAATGGGCAGGGCTTCGTGCAATTATGATGGAGTTGCACGACCTAGCCCGTAACACAGAGGCCTGTGTGCTGGTGCTACACCACGTATCTGAGGCTAGTGAGTATGGTGATGGCACAATGCCACCTGCTAGACGTGCTATTCACGGTAAGGTCAGTCAACTACCAAGCCTAATACTTACACTTGGCTACGATGTATTAGGTAAGCAACTAAGGGTAGCTGCGGTTAAGAACCGCTTTGGACCTAACAGCGCTGATGGAAAAGTTAATGTGCCACTTACTGCAAACTATGCCGTTTGTCAGATATCAGATGTAGACTTATCCACATACGTTAACAGGCAATGGGATCAAGGAGTGATGTATCAATGATTGCATTTTTATATGGGTTAGTAAGTGGATTTATCTTAAGTAATTTCTTATCATACTTAACTGAAAGGCGCGACAAATGAATAGCAACCTAGTAATTTTACCTACTAGAAGTAGACCAGATAGTGCAGAGCGTTGTATCAATGCACTTAAAGAACATAGCGTTTGTTCTGATTTTGTAATTGCTATTGATGATGACCAAGCAGATTTATATCCACGACTTGATGGTGTTACCTATGAGGTAAACCCAAGGCTTCGTATGAATGGCACGCTTAACTTAGTTGCTAATAAGTATGCAGATAAGTATGAGACTATCTTTTTTCTAGGTGATGACCACTTAGTGCAGACACCTAACTGGGATGAGTATTTAAGTAAAGCGATTGCACATAAAGGTTATGGTCTTGCCTATGGCAATGACCTACTACAGCGTCATCAATTAGCAACAGCAGTAATGATGTCAACTAATATCATCAGAGCTGTAGGTTATATGGCACCACCTAACTTGGTGCATCTGTATATGGATAACTACTGGATGATTCTAGGTCAGCGTCTTGGAACGCTTTGGTATTTTGATAATGTAATCATTGAACACTTGCATCCGGTGGCAGGTAAGGTTGCTTGGGATGACCAGTATCGTGAGGCTAACTCTGATGTGGTAGCAAACAAGGATCGTATGGAACTTCACCGCTATATGGAAGAAGACTTTGCAGGTGAACTAGAAAAGATTACGACAGCGCTTGGACTATGAAGCAAGTAATATCTTACTCACTCTATGGCGACCAGCTACGCTTTACTGTTGGTGCTATTAAGAATGCACAGTTAGCGCAGCGATTCTTTCCTGACTTTACTGTGCGTTACTACTACGGTAAGAGCGTACCTAAGTGGGTGCTATCTACGCTGATTCTATTTGAGAATGTAGAGTTGATTAAGGTAGATGATGAAGAAAATAACATCTCAAGAACCTGGCGTTTTATGGCTTGCCTTGATGAAGATGTAGATGTGGTGCTATCTAGAGATGTGGATGCAAGGTTATCTATTCGTGAAGCTGAGGCACACCAAGAATTTTTAGATAGTGACTATGGCTTTCATATTATTAGAGACCACCCAAGAGGACACGGCTTTACTATTAGTGCTGGTATGTTTGCTATAAAAACTAAAGTCTATGGCGAACTAATGCGTGAGAAGTTACTGGCTGAGGAATTTACTGACCAGTATATGGCAGACCAGAACTTTATGTCACATAAGATATACCCAGAGATTAAAGATAATTGTTTAATTCACGATCCATACTATGGCTTTGAGTCAGAGGATATAAGAAAGACTATTGCACGTAAACCACCATCAACCCTATCTCATATAGGTTGTGCGGTAGATGAGAATGATGTCTATGTATATGCAGAGGATAGGAACAATGCGATACTAGAGACAGGACACGTAACATATATATACGATTGGGGTAAAGATGGACATACTGATAACAGGTAGTCACGGGTTTGTTGGTAAGTATTTTGGTTGGGAATTACAAAAGTATAATGTGACTGCCATTGATACCAAAATTGGTATTGACTGTCGTGACTTCTTTAAGAAAGAAGATAAGCAATACGATTTAGTTATCCACCTTGCAGCTATCGTAGGTGGACGTGAATCCATTGAGGGTAGACCAATGGCTGTAGCTGATAACTTATCTATTGACTCTGAGTTTTTCCAGTGGTGCTTAAAAACTAAACCTAAAAAAGTAGTTTACTTCTCTAGTTCTGCTGCTTATCCAGTGTGGAAGCAAGAAGATATGTTTGCAGGTAGACAACTTAAAGAAGATGACATTACTTGGAAAGCACAGGTTGGAATACCTGATATGACTTACGGTTGGAGCAAATTAACAGGTGAATATCTTGCCCAATTTGTCCCAAATGTCCATATTTTTAGACCATTTTCTGGGTATGGATGGGACCAAGACCTGACTTATCCGTTCCCAATGTACGTAAAGCGTGCCATTGAAAGACAAGATCCATTTGAGATATGGGGTTCAGGTCTACAGACTAGAGACTTTATTCATATGACAGATGTGGTTCAAGCCGTGCTTACTGCGGTAGCGAATGACATTCAAGGACCAACTAACTTAGGCACTGGTCGTGCCACTACATTTATTGAATTAGCTCGTATGTGTATGGATGAAGTTGGTTATTCAGGTAATTTTCAAACACGCCCTGATAAACCTGTCGGTTGTATGCACCGCGTAGCAGATAACAGTAAACTACTATCATTCTATAAACCAAAAATTACATTAGAACAGGGCATTGCAGAGGCGGTAAAACAACTTGGCTAACACGGAGATTAATTATGTCAAAAAGAAAATTAAGCAGTTGGAAGAAGATATTGCTACTTTCGGTAGGTTACTTCTTGATGCCGGTATTGTGGAGATACAGCACGATGGCAAAGAGTTTGTTTACCAAGTTCACAAAGTGAAGTTAGATGATGAGCAGCCCGAAATACAACAAGACTAAAGGCGCTGCTTTCGAGATAGACATCATCAAATGGTTTCGTAAACTTGGCTTCAACGCAGAGCGTCTGCGCCTTGCAGGTAAAGATGATGAGGGTGATGTAGTCGTAGTGGTTGCAGGTAGCACCTATCTATTTGAATGCAAGAACACAGCTAAGTTAGAACTAGATAACTTCTGGAATCAGATAGAGGTTGAGGCAAAGAATTACGCTAAAGCAAGAGGGGTAGATGCACCATTCCATTACGTATTGTGGAAGCGCAAGCGTAAAGGGATCAATCAGACGTGGGTAATCTGCTCACTAGAACAATGGTTAAAGGAGAAAGAATGATTTACTTTCATAACAAATGCAAGTGTAACTGTGAATTAAATGTTACTCGTGAGTCAATTAATACACGTATGGTTATAACCAACACATTTGATAGCATAGTAGATATACTTATCAGTGCAGGACTTATTACTGAAACAAATGAAAAGTCTAATCAGTTTGTATACAAAACCAAAACATACAAAGTAAAGAAGGTTAAGTAATGCCAATTCCACACGGAGAAATAACAACATCAGAAGTTTGGGTTAAACCAGCAGAGGAAATCAAAGAGAAGTTTCCACCTGAAGAAGAGACAGAAGTAATAGTTGAGGTAAATGATGATGAAAATTAATTATAACGGATCTGATAGAGTTGAATCTATTTGGGAAGTGTTATCAAAAGTATTTAGCATTACTTATTACGATTACGATGAGACACCTAAAGCAATTAGTTTAATTATTCTTGGCAGAGAATGGCAATGGTTAGTTGGTGAATGGCAAGACCAAGAGTTTGAAGAGTGGGAATCACTAAAGAAAAGATTGGAAGCTGATGATTTGTAAGATGTGCACAGGTGCTGGTAACGCCAACTCTATTGGTGATACTGGTAGTGCAACCATATTGCACCAACAATGCGAGGGAGATTGTACGTGTCAGCACAAGGTTGGCAAAGGCCACGTTCAGGCAAAAGAAGCAAAGGCTCCTCTGATGCAAACGCAATCTCCATAAAAGATATAGTTAATAACTATGGCGGTGAAGTAAGAGAGGGTAAAGCTGCATCAGTTAAATGCTTGATGCACTCTGATAGTCGTAGGTCTGCCGTTATGAATACCTATGACAACCTGTATTTCTGCCACACCTGCGGTAAGGGTGGCAATGCAGTTAATGTAGTAATGGTTATGGAGAACTTGGAGTTTAAGGATGCACTCAAAAGAGCACTTGAAATTACAACTGGAAGCGGCCAATCGGTACGCAGACAGGATAGACGAGGGCACCTTAAAGTATCTAAAAGATCGTGGAATATCTGAAGAGGTAGCTGCGCTCTACTCATTAGGCACAGTAACAGAGCCTATGAATGGTCACGAACTGCACGTAGGTTGGTTATCTATTCCATACATTACTGCTATGGGTCACTGCGTAGGCTTTAAGTTTCGTAGACTTGATGATGGTAAACCTAAGTATGGTCAACCAGTAGGTGCTACTACACACCTGTATAACGTATCTGATATCACCAAGAGAAATTCTAAGATTGTAGTTTGTGAGGGTGAGTTAGATACTGTGCTTGTATCCGGTGTGCTTGACCTACCATCTGTTGGTTGTCCAGGTGTTGCTAACTGGAAGCCACACTACCCAAGATTATTAAATGGCTACGATACAGTGTATGTCTGTGGCGATAACGATATTCCTAAAGAACCTGATGGTGATAACCCTGGTCAGTTATTTTCTAAGCGTGTCGCAAGCGAGGTGATGAACGCAACTATTGTTACACTACCACCAGGGATGGACATAACGGACTATTACCTACAAAACGGATACGATGAGACGAGAAGATTACTGGGTGTAAATGAGCCGATTTGAAGATGATGTATTAAAGACTTATGAAGAGGCACGTAATATCCTGCTTAGTAAGCACGCAGACTACGGCCCATTAAATATAGCTAACGCACCTGGCGGTGCTCTCAATGGTTTAAGAGTGCGTATGCACGATAAGACAGCACGCATTAATCACCTGATTGATAACGCTAAGTATAAGAACCCAGAGCACGAATCGCTACGTGATTCCTTTTTAGATCTTGCTAATTATGCAATGATTGCATTGCTAGTTATAGATGGTCATTGGCCTACATCTGATGCTGATGATACCGAGGCGGATTGTGGCTGAACTACATCCATCTATCTACGACATAGTTCCAAGCGTAGTTAAGGTAGTAAGTCGTAGGTTCAAGGGCTTTGTTGAAGAGTCAGACCTACGCCAAGAGTGTTATTTATTTGCAGCAAGTAAGTATGCACAGCATAAAGAGTTACTTGATGAACCTAATACTGAGAAGCGTCAGCAAAATGAACGGCGTATTGGTTGGCAGATTAAGCGTGCAGCTGAGAGATATGCAAGGAAAGAAAAGGCTAACAAGGTTGGCTATCAGATTGGTGATGAAGCGTTCTATGAGAACACCACCATTGCACAACTACTACCATTTGTTATCTCATCCATCATAGAGAATAAACCTTTTGAGCAAGGCCAACAGATGGTAGATGATGGTCAACCTAAGAAGCCATCAGCACCTGCCGAGAGTGGTAACTTCCTTGCTATCCTAATTGATATTAAGCGTGGTTACTTAGCGTTAACTCCAGAGGATAAAGAAATCCTTGAGAAGCGTTACTACCACGACCACACACTAGAACAGATGGCACAGTTCTTAGAGTGCGCTATCTCTACTGCTGATCGTAGGATTGGTAACTGCCTAGATAGATTACAAGAGAAGCTAGGTGGAACTAGCCCTTGGTATTAAAAGAACCAGAACTCTTTGCATTCTTAAAAGAGTTTTATTATCCAGACCTTGCAATGAGTGATGATAAGTTTAGTAAGCACGATTGCATATCAAAACAAGCAAGGTTATATATAGAATTAAAGTCTCGCAATACACACTATGACGATTTAATTATTGAGAAGATTAAATACGATGCCATTATGGAGCAAGCCGGTAACCTTGCCTGCTATCCGCAGTATATTAACTCCACACCAGAGGGTGTGTGGGCTTTTGATTTAAGCACTATGCCACAACCTGAATGGGAAGAGCGTTGGCTTCCTGCTAAGACAGAGTTTCCTAATGGTGGTAACAAGACTAAGATAGTGGGATACCTGCATATAAAGGATGGTAAGAAGTTATGATTTACCAATACAAATGCAACCAATGCAATACTGAATTAGAAGTTGAGCGTGGTATTACAGAAGAGGAGCGTGCTCCTGCTTGCATAGATTGCCACGGCACTATGAGTAGGGTTTGGTCTGCTCCTCATATTGAATTTAGAGGGCGTGGTTTCTATAGCACAGATAAATAAAGGGTTGTTTACATCTAACGATAGCACTTGGACTACACCGCAAGACTTCTTTGATAAGTTAAATGAGGAATTTAATTTTACTTTAGATGCAGCTGCGCTGCGTTCCTCTTCCAAAGTTGCTAACTATCTTGGACCTGATCACGATTTACATTGGCGTAGAGATGCGCTTACTGTTGAATGGGATGCTGCTTCGGGGGGGGGGTTGGATATTTCTAAACCCACCTTATGGCAGAGTCATTAAAAACTTTATGCGTAAGGCACACGAAGAGGTAGGCAAAGGTGCAAGAGTTGTTGCTCTCGTTCCGGCTCGCACCGATACAACTTGGTGGCACGATTACTGCATACAATACGAGATTAGATTTATTAAAGGACGCTTAAAGTTTGGTAACAGCAAGAACTCTGCGCCCTTTCCCTCTGCTTTAATTATTATGCTAAATAAGAAAACCCCTGCCGAGAAAGGTAATAAGCGACAGGGGTTTGTTCTTGGAAGAACTGGATTATTGTATCACATCAATACCAGTTGTGTCTATCGTGGAACTTGAGTGCTCGGCAAGCTGAGTTTGCGTAACGACTCTCAATGTATCTAAGTCCGTGTAGTATTTGGATTGCAGGATCTCTAGACTCCTCAGACAATAGTTGAGCAATTCCGTATGCTGTGCTCCTAGAGTTCCTTGCGAGGTGATCAAACCTGCTCTCTCTGGTCCAAAGTGCGAGCAAGCAACTTCGCTCTCTTGCGTTGTATCCGTAACCAGCGTGAGCGTAAGCGAGAGCGAGTGCTTTGTTATGTTTCTTTTCATTCATTGTCGCCTTTGTTTTGTGGAATATCTGAGGTATCTCCTCCACTCGTATTGGTGGGTCTATTGGTAGGAACCAACCGATTACTAGAAAGATTACCAGTAAGGTTGTGCCACCTCTTGCCCTCCTGCTCATCTTTCTCTTTCTCTTCTGCCAAGTAGTCAAGATATATCTCCTTATAATCGTTAGCCAAACGAGCTAACGCTCGGTCTCTCGCTCTGCGATAGTTACGCTGACGAACTGCCATATTTTCGGCAGCTGCCAGCCTTCTCTTTATTAAGTCCTTATTTTCCACGCAACTCCCCAACTACAATGATTACCCACACTATGCTAAGGATACCAAGAACTGCCAATACTGGGTGCATTATGCCAACTCCTTTTCAATAGCCTGAATAGTGGGACAAGGATAATCTGCTGGCCCACTTTCTTCTTCATAACAACCGTTGCACAAAAACGGATATTTTTCATTTGGCTTGTGCATTTCAATTACTGCTTTTAATGCTTTGGTTTGAAAATAGGGTTTAGTTTTACGAAGTCTTAAATATAATTCTTCGTGCTTCATACTCGCCCTCTCTCTGCTAAAGCTGCAAAAATTATAGGTGTGATATCAACACTCTCCCCAATAGGCGAGGCATCTTCCTCATCTGCAAACCAATTAGTTACTACCACACGCTTACCTAATGGGTTACGCGATAGCCAAGCGATAGCTTCGTTGGCGTTCTCTGATCCAAACTCAGACCTATCGCCCTCTCCCACTACCTCATACATCACGATACGATTATTTTGTTTTGGTATCCAACTTACTACATTACTCATTGACTAACTCCTTAACTTTTACCCATATAAACCCGTCTTGATGACGGCTAATTTGTCCAAGTATGTTGAACCAAGTTTCATCTACTTTAATTGTTATTTCTTTCATTTTAGTATTCCTCGCAGTCTCTCTCTATCTCACCGCATACGCGACACCTTGTTGCGTAGCACTCAACTTGCCCACAAGGGCAGTCAAACCATTCCACAGGTTTTTTACAATGCTTAATTAAACCCTCATCAGTTATTGAGTAGGCTTTATACATTAGTAACTCTTTCAGGGTTAATTAAATTGCCCTCATCATCTAGACATAAATATAAATTATGTTTAGGTATATCTTGCTCGCTTAATTCCATATCACAAGTTAAGCAGTAAGCCACATAAGTATTCATTAGTAGCTCTCCCTCTCGCTCTCGTTCTCTTTCCCACTATGGGCAAAGCGCCAGTGTGCGCCGTAGCTGCCAAAGTAGTATCTCTCGCACTCAATACAAAAGTTAGTCATTTTCTCGCCCTCTCACTTCTCTGCGAGCTTGGTCCATACGATATTGCTCTACCTGCTCTAGTGCGTGAGCCATACGATCAAAGCATTGATACATACGCTTAAAATCTAGCTTATCAACTGCCTCTAATAGGCCATCGCGGTTTAGTTTAGCGATAGCCTCATAGACTTCAACTGGTGGGTTCATTTTACAAATTCTCCTTGCTTTTCAATAGTAGCTTCATACTTCCTACCATAGAAGTTTAAGCCCTCTTCTTGTAGCTTTTGCAAAGCAAAGCGTTCAGCCATATCTTCATCATCTGCATATATACAGGTAATAATTATGAATTGATCAAAAGTTAGTGTTACATTATAGTCGTTCATTACTCGCTCACCTCTACTAACATAATGTCCTCATCTCTGATATCTGCTTTATCAGTTCCGATTAGTTGCAAGGCTTCCTCTTGTGTGTCCGCTTCTATTTCAATAGTGGTCTGGACATTAAATAAATAAGTTTTCATTAGTTGCCCTCAGCTTCGGGATCAAAGTCGCACTTAATATTATTAAATTCGTGCTTTGCTTGGCAGTTATCGCAAAAGCCATAGGGAATAGCGTCAATGGCTTCAGTTATGCTTGTATATTCCATTTTTTACCTTTCGTTAATTGGTAGCTTGCTCTCGCTCTCTACCTCTGCCTCATATTCTAGGGCAGAATACCCCACTCGGTCAATAGTAACCGAGCAGGATATTCCGTCATAGATTATATTCTGCCCTCCTCCAATAGCCCTTGCAATAAATCAATCGCGTCAAGTAAGCCCTTATCAATGTCGTTATCGTCAAATCTACCAATCGCAAAACTAATAGAAGCCATCATTTTGCGGACTTCTGCCTCTGAATATCCAAGCATTATTCGCCCTCCTGTAGTAGTTTAATTACTGCCTCTAAACTTGCCCGAGTTTTCGCTCTCGCGCTCTCTAACTCCTCAGGCTTAAAGGTGCGTGGGTTAGGTGGGATACACTCTTTTAATAAAGTTAAACCCTCTAAAATCTCGCTTCTAGTCATTACTTTCCCTCGCTCTCGCTCTCTAAATTGATCGGGTCAGCCATTAGGGCAATACTCGCCCCGATTGTGGCACTCACTAGCGCCATTAGTAGAATAGCCATTACTCGCGCCCCTTTAATTCTCTAGCGATTAAATCAAAAGGTAGAGAGCCCTGACCTTGTAGCAGTTGAGCCACTAAGAGACTTGCTACGGGTGAAATATTCTCCTCCACAAGTTCGATAACCTGCTCGATTAGTCTCTCGTAGTCGTCTCTTAATATGTCGGAGAGTTGCACCAGCTCAGAGGTGCTCGCCTCCTCTTTCAATTCAGTATAAAACTCGTAATCATTATCTGCCACAAGCAAAAAATCGTCTGCAAACTGCTGAGCCAACACAATACGCTTGACGCTATCGTCTAAGGTGTCGGCCTGTATCTGTGCCATAGTTTCCATTTATTTACCTTTTCTCTTAATTCTCTCTAGTGAGAGACCACCGAGCAGGGTGCGAACCCTGCCCGATAGACCGCCACTAGTATTTGAATACTCCCAATATAGCAAACACTATGAATAGTGCGATAGTGCCTAGAAATAGGCTTACCTTGTAGGGGTTCCATTTGGTTTCGTTAGTCATTAGTTAGCTACCTTTAGCGCATTGATAAAATTATCAACTATTAAGATATCAGTTGGTTCATCAGTAGTAATAGAACTAGAGCAAGCAAAAGAATGGAATGTGCTATTGCTAAACAATCTAATATTTACGGCTTTCCCAACAAATCTAATAAAATCTTCATTGTGTTCTACGCGAATATAGCCAACTACTTTACCCTTATTAGTTAGCACAATATCATTAATATCAGCTACCTCTATTGCTTTTGTATTCATTAGTTTTACCTTTATCTAATTGGTGAGCTATCTGCCCACTGAGATAATTAAAGCATATGTCTAGGGGTATCTACCCTATTTGGTGGTCATTGTTTTAGATGAATGGTCAGAGCTTTATTAGAACATTTGTTCAATTACTGCCTGGTAAGTTACTCAAAAAAAGATCTGGTAACTTGTGAGAAACCTGATAGTGAACTGAGTTAGATAGTTAGGTGAATTAGTTAGGGCGATTGTTAGAAAGGTTAGGGCGGTTATTAAATAGATGAGCCTTGAAAGAATAGGCAGGGCAGGGCAGAGCCAAAGGGGTGCCTCTGGGTTAGAGCGCCCCTTAATTCATACCAAACCAGACAATACGGAAAAAAACGGACAAAAGCACGCAAAACGGAACCCCCCGTTGTTAAAAAATACGCGGGCAGGTTACTGTACTCCCCAAAAAAATATATTTGCTAAACCCTAGCAAGCTGTAATGTGATTAATTATTTTGATCCGTAATATGCCTCTGACCAGCACTTTTATATGGTGTGATGGAACTCACATTGTAAAAACAGAAAATCACCTATTTTTTCTGCCTTAGTATATATTGAGAGGGTATTTCGGCGGGTGTGATAGAAATACCCGAACGGCCTCTTGGCGAGGCCACCTAGGCCGAGCACCAACTTACCCCTCGCACCGCCGTTAAGGCGGCTCGGGAGCTTTGCTCCCCGGGAGGGTACTTGAGGCTGGGTGTATTGTATCTATTACTAATAGATTGCTTAATCTCCATCATATTCCTTCCCCATTAATCTGTTCGCAAAGCGAACTACTATCCACGCGAGCAAGGAATTATGTCAGATAAAGCTACCGCCGACTTGGCGAAGAAAGTTATCCTCACCTGCCTAGCAGAAGGTATGACTGTAGAGAAGGCTTGTGCCCAAGCCGGCAAGTCTGTTAAGACCTACGACTACTATCGCAGATCCGATAAGTCCTTTGCAGACCTAGCAGATAGAACTCGCCTTGGTGCTAAGAATAAATCCTTTGCCTCAGCCGATGTCCACGATATCAGCTTCGCTGAATTTAGAGAACGCTTCTTACATCAAAAAACTTTTGCCCACCAACAGAATATGGTGGATGTTATCGAGGGGCGCGACCCATCCTGGCTTCATCCATCTATGAAGTACGAAAAGGGTGTGGCTAATAACCGCATCCTTATTAACATTCCACCTAACCACGCAAAGAGTATTACGGTCACCGTAGACTATGTGACCTACCGCATAGTCCAGAATCCTAATTTTCGAGTACTGATAGTATCTCAGACTCAGCAACTTGCAGCTGACTTTCTATACGCTATCAAGCAGCGCCTCACATCACCGATGTATGAGGACCTACAGCAAGCATATGCTGCTGGTGTTGGCTTTAACTCTAAGTCTGCAACCTGGACTAACACCCGCATTACCTTTGGTAATGAAATGCGTGAGTCTAGCGAAAAAGACCCGAACATAGAAGCAGTCGGTATTGGCGGTCAGATCTATGGTAAGCGTGCCGATATGATTATTGTAGATGACGCGGTTACGCTCAAGAACGCAAACGAATTTGAGAAGCAAATTAGATGGCTCACGCAGGACGTTAGAAGCCGTCTAAACCCAACAGGTAAACTCATCGTTATTGGTACACGCGTTGCAAGTGTGGACCTTTACAAAGAATTACGGAATCCTGATAGATACCCAGGCGGTCTTGTACCTTGGACCTATCTAGCAATGCCTGCATTATTGCAAGCAGATGAAAATCCTGAAAAGTGGGAAACACTTTGGCCCGCATCTGACCAACCATTTGATGGACAGTCAGAAGATGAGAAAGATGATTACGGCCTCTATCCAAGATGGAATGGCAAGCATCTTTATAATGAACGCCAAGCTATGGATAGCGTAACGTGGGCGCTAGTTTACCAACAGCAAGATGTATCAGATGATGCAATATTTGACCCTGTATGTGTCAGAGGTTCCATTGACGGAATGAGAAAGTCAGGACCTATCAATGCAGACGC